ACCCCCCCAGCGTCTGAGGACTATATCACACCTGTTGATGTTGTGCATTTGGATTACGTTCAGAGAATCGGAGAGCGAAGGGAAACGACAAATGAACTGGTAGTCGCAGCAGGTGACTTCCAGTTTCCTTTTGAGGACCCAGAGGTTTACTCTTCGTTCCTTACGTTCCTTGCAGCAGAGCGACCAGACCGCATTGTTCTCACAGGCGACATCCTTGACCTCACAGCGGTCAGCGCCTACGACAAGGACCCGCGTCTAGGGATGCCAGTCCAAGAAGAGCTTGCGCACACGCATCGTCGTCTCGCAGAGATCCGCGCATCGGCTGGTCCAGAGGCGCAGATCCTCTTCCTCTACGGCAACCACGAGGCTCGCCTCTCCAAGTGGTTAGCGAAAAAGGCTCCTGATCTTGTCGGACTTACGGATGCCGACGGGCGCGAGATCCTTTCACTTGCCAACCTCCTGCGCCTTGAGGCGTTGGACATTCAGCCGTGCCTAGACGAAGGCGTATCCTACAGCGGGCCAGAGCATCTGCGCTCGTACTACCAGATCGCACCAGACCTCATCGCCACGCACGGAACCTACTCGCGCTCGACTGGCGGCGGGGCAAGCATTATGCCAATCGTCAAGGCATCGGGAGTCTCCGTCGTTGGAGGACACGACCACTCACAGGGCGTTGCCTTTGAGACCATCGGAGGATTCGCTGGTCTAGATGCCAAGCGCACCGCCGCCATCTCCACGGGGATGATGTGCCGACGCACCGAACTGGGCTACCTCGCCCAGCACCAGGTCAGCCGCTGGTCGGCTGGCTTTGCGGTGATAGAACTATGGGGTGAAGAGGCTGGCCAGTGGCAGCCTGACTTCGCTTCGTGGACAGGAACAGAACTTGTGTGGCGCGGCAAACGCTACGCGCCTAAGAGTGTGCTAAAGTAGCATAACGAAATACAGGAGGGTCAAGTGGTCGGAGTCATCGGGTCGGGACAGGTAGCTCAACACGTCATCGCAGAGTTGCAGCGTCGCAACCTGCGCTATAAGGTATACACACGCTTGCCTCAGCCCAGTGCTGATGCAAGCATTTTTGTTTGGTACGACATTTCCTCTCTCCCGCAGCAACTCAGGGATGACGACATTACATCGGTCATCAACTGCGCTGCATTAAGAGATATTAACCTTTGCGACAAGAACCCAACGGACGCAGTAAGTGCCAACGTCTTCTTGCCGTCAATCATCGGAGACACGGTGCGTCAACTCTATGTGTCAACGGACTATGTGTTTGACACCAACGAGGAAGACCGACCGCTGAACGAAGAGGCGGTTAGCCGTGGTGCGTTGAGCATCTATGGGCAGACCAAGTTGGATGGCGAGAAGGAAGTCCTGAAGCGGGGCGGAGTGGTCGCTCGCATCAGCAGCCCTTGGGGTCTCTACCCTTCGCCAATGAAGCCAAGCTTTGTGGATATGATCGTCTCCCACAACAGGCCGCTGGACTTGCCAACCGACCAGTTCTTCAGCCCGACCTACCTGCCTGACGTGGCAGAACAGATGGTCAGGCTGGCGGTCGAGCCGTCCAATGGAATCTACCACCTCGTCAATCAGGGCAAGACCAACTGGTTGGAGTTCGGGCGTATGGCTCGCTCCCTCCGCAAGGTCAAGGGAAAGATCTCAGGCTCAATGCGCTGGGACAAGACGCGCCCACAGAACGGCGCACTCATCAACACACGACTCCCGCGTTTCCGAACGTGGGCTGAAGCAATGCAGGAATACCTTAGTGGCGACATAGCAGAAGGAAGGATCAAACGATGAAAGTATTAGTGGTCGGACATCGTGGCTTCATCGGCCCCCTTGTCGTTAAGCATCTTAAGCACTCAGGCGCACAGGTTCACGGCATTGACGAGTCGTGGTACGACGAGAGCATCCGTGGTCTGAACGCAGAACACTTGCCTCACTCAGAGCGCACAGGCAAGAACGCCCGCTTCATTGACATTGACACGCTCGGCTCCTACGACGTGATTGTCTGGCTCGCTGCGGTGAGCAACGACCATATGGGGAACCTTGATGAGTTCGATACCTACTGGTCTAACTACGAGTTGCCGAAGCTCAAGGCAGATGAGTTCTGGTCGCGCAATCCGAACGGACGCTTTGTCTACATCTCGTCGGCTTCGGTGTACGGTGCCAACGGCGACATTGCCAAGGAAGATACCGAGACCGATCCGCTGACTGCCTACTCTAAGAGTAAGGTAAGGATGGACGAGTGGCTCAAGCAGCAGGACCGCTCGTGGGTATCGCTGCGCCTCGGCACCCTGTGGGGTGTCTCACCGAATATGCGCCGCGACCTAGTGGTCAATGCCTTCACGTGGGAGGCGATCCACAAGAAGCACATCCACCCACAGTCGGAGGCCAAGCGCCCGATCCTCAACGTGGACGACGCTGGCTGGATCATCTCGCTCGCTGCAATCCTGCCGTCGGTGCAGGGAATCTACAACGCTTGCTCAGAGAACGTCACGGTCACGCAGTTGGCTGATCGCATCGGCAACGCAACTGGTGCCGAGGTCTCACCATACACTGGTAGCGACGGCGACAAGCGCGACTACTGGATGGACAACGGTCGGCTGCTCTACCACTTTGAGATCCGCGATGGCGAGTTGGCGAAGACCAGCAACCCAGCGGAGATCCTTGACGTGGAGCAGGCGCTGCTTGCCTACGGCGGCAACCTCCGCACGCGCACGGAGATCTACAAAGAAGGACTTGAGTGAGCAACTTCTCTGGCATCCTTGACGGATACCTCGCCCGCAAGGCGGTGATCGGTCGCCCTGCTGTTGCCCGATGGCGTGGCTCGCTGCTCGGTGCCTGCGTGCGCCAGCAGTGGTACGCCGCCGAAAAGGTGGAGCCGAGCAACCCGTTCCCTGACAACCTCTACCGCATCTTCGAGCGCGGTCACGCCGTTGCTGAGGTGCTGAACAAGGCGGGCAAGGATGCCCTTGCTGCTGGCGAACTGCTGGAGTTCCAAGAAGAGGTGCCAGTCCTGCTCCCAGAGTTTGACTTCTCTGGCAACGTGGACGCGCTGGTCAAGTGGCCTGACGGCAGGCGGGAGGTCTGGGAGTATAAGTCCACGACCAACCGAGGGATGCAGTATATCCGCGAGGTCAAGCCCGAACACGCAGTCCAGGCCTCGGTCTATGCCTACATCCTTGAGAAGGAGTTGGGCGAGCCAGTCGAGGCACGAGTCATCTATGCCGCCGCCGAAGACTTCAAGCTCCTTGAGTTCAGGCTAGACCGAGCGTGGCGAGACCGCGCCCTCCGCGTCCTTCGTGTGCTACAATACTACGGCAAGCGGAAACCGCCTCGCTTGCCGTCCCGAAGGGGGAAGGATATGAAGGCGGAGTGGCCCTGCAAGGGCTGCCAATGGTTGAAGGAGTGTAGAGGATGACGCAGCCAGTCAAACTCGCCGCTAAGATTGCCAAGGTAATGGAAGCGGTCGGGTATGTAGCGAAGACAGGAACTAACTCAGCACAGGGATACAAGTTCGTGCAGGCATCGGCAGTTGCCGACAAGGTGCGCGAGCAGCTCGTGAAGTTCAATGTCTCAATGACACCGACACAGATCGATGTCATCAGCGAGGGTCTGACACCAAGCGGCAAGCAGGCGTTGCTTACGCTCCGCTTCACGTGGACACTCACCGATGGTGATTCGGGTGAGACCATCTCGTTCCAGTCGGTCGGCACAGGCGCAGACTCAGGCGACAAGGCGGCATATAAGGCTGCGACTGGCGCACTGAAGTATGCGCTGCTCACAGGGTTCCTCATCCCAACGGGTGATGATCCAGAGGCTGACCTATCCACGGATCGCGTGGGCGAGGCGGCGAAGAAGATCTTCGGGGATACGGAGAAGGTCGCTCCTGCCCCAGCCAAGAAGCCCGACCTGAATGATTTGGAGTTCTAAGATGGCAGAATTTGCACGAGGTCCACAGGTAGCATACGACGTATGGCTCTCCGATAAGAAGGAGCCAAAGGAGAAGGAGTTCAAGACTGGCACGAAGGCCTTTGAGTTCTTCGCCTCCCGATCCACCAATGAGTACCAGCAGTGGAAGGCAGCCGACAAGGAGACACGCGGTGCCGAGCCTGCTGCGAAGTATGTGTACCTAACGCTCACCGTCTTTGACAAGAAGACGCAGGAGCATATGTACAAGATCTACTACAAGGTATCCGAAGCCAAGACGAAGAACCCAGGCGAGAAGCGTCCGAACATCCACGTCACGGGCGAGTCCCGCAACGTGCGAGAGTACGAGGGCAAGGCGTATGAAGACGTGACGGTGCGCGACGCATCGCCACTCATCTGGACACCAATGGAACCAAGGGAATGATTACCACGCCAGAGGACGCAGTAGCAGCCGCAAGCTGCGCACTGGCACGCATCTCTACGTTCAAGTCCCAGGGTCGGCACGACGGTGGCTGCCAGTTCTGCAAGGTAGACCCACGGGAACTCTGTCGAGTGGTGGCGGTGTTTATGGACGACTCCGCGAACTCCGTCACCATTCGGCTCTACGAATCTGAGCAGGCCCAGAAGACGATGGAGTCTATGTGGCTGGGGTAAAAGCTCAAAAGGGTGGCAAGAGCGTACCCCCCAAGTGGACGGTGCGCCCCTGCATCAAGTGCGCCACTGCCATTGAGAAGCAGGCAGAATCTTACTGCGTACAGTCTATTGAGTTCATTGGCGCAAGGAGAAGCACCGAATGGCACTGGGTACATAGAAAATGCTTAGATACGAAATAACTCGCGGTGCGCGGATGATCGATGATGATCTGGACATTGTCCAGAACGGAGACATCTGCTATCTCCTTGACGGCAGATACGGGAGGATCTGGGCTGGCCTGTCGGTACGCTATGATAGCGGGACTGCGCCAGAAGGATGGTTCTTCCTTCGTGAAACCATTGAGAACCGAGTCCTCAACAAAGAGTTGATTGCCGCTGGGCTTGTTGAGCTTGGCGACAGGGTAGATGTGGGCAGGCGCACTGTCCAGTTAGCGAGGGTCAAGCGTGGGTAAGATGAAAGACCTAGCGATCCAAGAGGTGAACGCCGAGCGTTCGTCTCGTGGCAAGCGTGCTAGGCAGCGAGGCAACTCGTTCGAGAGGGAGGTCGCCGCTCGCCTCAATGGCAAGCGGACAGGGATGTTCGGAGGGAAGAACGACGTAGAGGCTGGGTACTTCGTGATCCAGTGCAAGGTCGGGCTGTCCTACCCAGAACGCCTAGACAAATGGTTAAGAGAACTTAACCCAAAGGCTGACCAGTTGGCAGTCCTTGTGGTTGGAGATTCGCCAGGAGCAGGTACACGTCGGCGTGCCTTGGCAGTGATAGACTTCGACGACTTCGTACAGCACTATGGTAAGGAGGATCAAGGTGAGCGTTGAACCAAAGATTATGCAGGCGAATGTCTACAAGGACAGCCGAGGATACTTCAGCGAAGTACTGAAGGGCTTCGGATTCAGCCAGATCAATATGTCGTGGAGCATCGGCGGAACCTTCCGTGGCATCCACGCCCAGCGACTGATGGACAAGGCGATGTGGGTTGCCAGCGGCAAGGCCATCGTCTATGCGGTCAACCTTGACCCATCATCTATTCTCTACGGCAAGGTCATCTCCGAAACGATGGAGGCTGGAGACGGTAAGGTTTTCTACGCCCCGTGGTGGTGGGGTCGGGGCTTCCTCGCTCTTGAGGACACGACCGTGACCTATGCCACGACCGATGTCTACCGAGCAGAACACGAAGTCGGCATCTCGTATGTCGGTCTAGCAGACATCGAGAGGGACCTAGAAAAGATCAAGGCGCAGCTCATCATCAGCGACAAGGACAAGGCTGCTCAGTCCATCAAGACTGACGGCACCTCGGAGAACCTTGCCAACTGGAAGCGTGCTGGCGACGACATTCTCCGAGACAGGATCGAGGAAGAGTGAGCATCCCATCCAAGAAGCGCAAGCCTGATGCCATTGTGGTGTCGCAGGTATGGCTTCACATCTACAAGCTCATCCTAGACGGGCTAGATGGGCAACCGAACAAGGAGCAGTTGGCCGCCTATGCTGCCAACTCGATCATCAAGGAGGTGGACTTTGGCTACGCAACCTAACGAGGAGAACGAGCAGATCGTTCCGTCAACCATCCGACAAATCATCACGGCACCAGTGGCTACGCAGCAGTCCAGAGGGACGCTGCTCTACGGTGCGGCGGCTGCCTTTGCTGCCTTCGCTCCGCTGCCCTTTGGTGCCATTGCTGCCGCGCTGGTGGCAATCCTCGCAGCAGAACGGAAGAAGTGAAACTTGGACTCGCGTGTAATCGGTGCAAAGGAAGACTCAAGGCAACACGAGATGCTCCGTATACACTTAGAGAGTATACGCTCAGGCTATTCAAGTGCGAAGCCTGCGGCAAGAAGGTCGCCGTCGCGTGGTTCATCGTCGGAGAATCAAAAGCCCGCTGGCTGGAAAGGCTCTATGAGGAACACACCGAAGGACTTTGAGCAGTACTTCCAAGGACTCTACGACGAGGCGCGGGACATCCTTGTCCAGCGTCAGGCGCAGTATGGCCCAGCCAACATCGAGTCCCTCGGTATCCCAGGTGTGTTCTCTCGGATGAGCGACGACAAGATGAGCCGCATCAAGAAGGCGTTGAGCGGTGAGTTCATCAAGGGTCGCGTCGTCCTCTCGCAGGATTCCCTGAAGGAGCTTCAGCACCCGTCGGTGCGCGATGCCCTGATGGATGCCGCCAACTACTGCCTCATCCTTGTCTCCCTCATCGAGAGCGAGTGGTCTAACTTGGAGTTGGACTACGACCCTGGCGATGGGGTTGAGTACTAATAAAGACCCCCTAGAAGCTTCCGTAGAATCGCTTCTAGAGGGTCTAGGAGCCACGGAGAGCCACGTTTCCACCCTTGGTGGTGTCCTACCCCTACTTAGCCACGGCGAACGTCAGTTCGTCGCTCTCGGTGTATACCTAGCATTGGAGTTGATCCGCAATGACGGACGAAGATCAGAAGGTTCGGGAACTCTTCCGCGAGGCCGCGAAGAAAGAGGGTAAGTCCCTGCGCCAGTGGTGTCGGGATAACGGCATTGTCTACGACACGCTGATCGGTCGTGAGATTCCTTCAGACACTCCACTCTCCGCCATCCACGACCACGATGGTACGTACTTCGGTGTCTGTCCAGCCTGCGCAAAAGAATGAACCCCTGCTGGGAGGAGCCAGCAGGGGTTCAGTAGTCGGGCAGGGGGACCGCCCGTCGGAGTTAGTCTAGCACATCTTCTAACGTCGTGCCGAGACGCACATAGATTGGCGTGTACTCACCGACGTATGCGCCGACAACGTTGAACTCAAAGAACTCAATCGCCTCCTCGTCCGTCATCCCGTCGCGCTCCATCAGTATCTGGATGCACTTGTCCTCATCGTAGATCACCAGGTTCTTATTGAACTGACGACCGATCCCGATGATCGCTTCGTCAAACCCGTCGGCTACCAATGTCTCGCTCATACTTCCTCCGTAAAGGTGGTCGTAGCCTTGACGAACGTCAAGTCAATCTCACCCGTCGGTCCATTGCGATGCTTCGCTAGGGACAACTTGATCTTCTCGGTTGCTTGCCCGTGTTCCTGTCCGTTGGGTCGCCATAGTAGCATCACAAGGTCAGCGTCCTGCTCAATCGCACCAGAGTCTCGGAGGTCAGCCAGTCGTGGTTGGCCTCCTTCTCTATGCTCGGCAGCACGAGACAACTGCGACAGCGCGATGACGGGAACGTTCAGCTCCCGCGCCATCGCCTTTAGCCCTCGGCTGATGTCGCTCGTCTCGACCACCCTATTGCCTTCCTTGGTCTGCTTGGTTGGCATCATCAGTTGGAGGTAGTCCACGATGATGAGGTCAAGCCCGCCGTCCGCAGATAGCCGACGCGCCTTAGAGCGTAGGTCTACGGGCGATGCTACGGGCGAGTCGTCAATGAAGATGCTCGCCGCCTCCAACTTGTGTACCGATGCTGCGATGCGGGCTAGGTTCATCCCCTCCACATCGCCACGCCTGATGCGGAAGATGTCCACGCCAGACACGCCCGCCATCAGACGGGTCGCCAACTGATCCTTGCTCATCTCCAGCGAGAACACCGCCACCCGCTTCTTCTCGTGGATGGCAGCGTGCTGCGCAATGTTCAAGGCAAGCGAGGTCTTGCCGACCGAAGGACGAGCAGCAAGGATGGTGAGGTCAGACTTCTGCCACCCGCCAGTCATCTGGTCAAGTGTGCCAAGCCCAGAACCAACGCCTTCTGCCGACCCTCGGTTGTGCCGAGTCCAGTCCAACCGACTGATCGCATCGTCAATAAGACCACGCATCTCGGTGAAGTCGGACTTCTTGAGGGTGCGTGCCACCTTGTAAATCTCTGCCTCTGCCCTGTCCAGCGCCTCGTCGGAGTCAGCAGGGTCTTCGTAGGCAATCTCCGCAACGCGAGAGGCTGCGGTGATGAGGCGGCGCAAGGTCGCCTTCGTCCGTACCGAGTCGGCATACGACTTCGCGTTGGCACTCGTCGGCGTGGATGCCATAAACCCAGAGAGCGAGGAGTACCCGCCCGCCTCGTCAATGAGTCCCTGCCGAGCCAGTTCGTCGCCAACCGACACGATGTCCATCACGTCGCCACGCTTGGCAATCTCGGTGATGGCACGCCATACTGCCCTGTGCTGCGCCGTAGAGAAGTCGTCGGGGGCAATCTCACTCGCGTACGAGTACGCCTCATCGTCAATGAGGACTGACCCGATCAGCCCTGACTCGGCCTCTAGGCTACGAGGTGGTTGTCTCACGATTCCCCTCCTTCTTCTTCAATCGGTAATAGAACGAATACTCCGCTGCCTTGCGCTTGTTCCTGTATCTCTTGTCCTGTCCGCGTACGACTTCGGAGGGGCTGGGAGAATCATCCTCCCTGTCCCACGCCGAGTTAGGGTCAAAGGGCTTGCCAAAGGTCTTGTGTACGGCATCTGGGTCGCAGGTCGTAGCGGAGAACACCGCACCAGCCCGCTCCTCCTCAGAGAAGGGATCGCGCTTGTCTATGTGTCCAACGAATCCCCACAGGCGGCAGTCATCGCAGGTGTACGCCATCTCGTTGGGGAGGTCAAGTATACCACGAGCGCGAGCGTGTCCGCTGCGCCGTAGTTCCATTACCTCCTCGGATGCCTCAACATACGCCCTGATCCACGCATCACGATCACTCAGGTATGGTCTGCCGCAGAACTCCACGAGGTCGTTAGCCTCGTGGAATCTGCCTTGCCACGCCACATCTGGTCGCGTGTCCATCCCGTCGTTCCAATGATCGTCTTGGCAACTCATCTCCTTGTCCACCACTTTGGCGGCAAGGATGTACCTGAAATCCACATCCTTCACTATGAGCCAGCCGCAGCAACGCCCATTAGGAAGATGATCACCATAAGTTTGGCGAAGTCCGTCATAAACTCTTTCACTTGACCACTTGATACTTCCTACCACCGAAGCGTAGTTCGGTGATGGCATCTGTCGGGATTGACTTGTACTCTGCCGACTTCGGCTCCCATACGATCATCAGTCCCAACTTCTCAGGGTCGTATGCCTTCTTTCCACCCTTCAGGTGCTTGTGTACGCCGAGGCGGCAGGTCATCACCCGTCGCTCGCCCGTCGTTCGCTTGGTGAAGGCGATGGTGAAGAACTTTCCCATTGACTTCTTGATCAGGCGCACCGCCGCCTCAATGGTCAGCCTGTTGCTATGCTGCGCCGCGTTCGGGCAGGTGCGCGTCCAACTCTTATTGGGTTGGTATGCCTCTGCCTCAAACTGCGTACCGCAATCCCAACAATAGAACTCCTCGGTCTTCATCGTCCCTCCTCCTTATTTCTCGCCGCCTCAATCGCGGCATCTTCTAGGCTCCAAGTGAAGGCATCTGCCTTCGCCTCCTCGTTATACTTATCGTCGCACCAAGTATGCGCCAGACCTTCGTCTGTATCTCGTGCGTTGTCCATACCCTCAACCACATACTCCCCGCAATAGCAGCAGGAAGATACGGCTAGACCATAGTCCTCACTCACTTCTCCACCTCATCATCTTCATCGGTGTACTGGTGCGAATCGCACGCATACCCGTCATCACAATCCTGCTTCTTCACGGAGTCAAGAATCTCCTCCCCGCCTCCATCGGCAGCCTCGCCAATGCGGTACACCCGCTTATCGTTGTGGTCTACGACCGCCACCGACACATCCAACTGCTCGCCCGTATCAAACGATACGCCGACCACTGAACCGCTAAGAACCTCAATCACCAATAGCCTACTCATTTGTATACCCCCCTTCCATCACATCCACACGCTCCGTCTTGGCACATCGCACCTTCGGATACAACCATCGCGCATCCATACTTCATTGAGCGGTTGTCCTCGCACTCGGCGCAATACCACTCAATCTCGCCGCTCGCGTTGTTGTCCGCGAACCACACTCCTTCTTCTCCGCACTCGCAGTTGCTATACATTACGCTCATCTTCGTCCTCCTTGTCGTAGTCATCTGGGATGTCGCTCGTGCTATACGAAGCGTCTGCCTCCCTGTCTAGGTTGTAGACAAACACTTCTACATCCAACTCCTTATCCAAGAATCGCAACTCCTTGACGAGCGAGGCGCACCACTCTTGGTGGAACACATCGTAGGACACGCTGTATCCTCGCACCTCGTAAATGTCCCCTGATTGTAGCGACGAGCGGCGGTAGTTCTCACCGCTAATGAAGAACCCCGCACCCGACAACCACTTGTCTACGATCTCTGGGTACCTGTTCGGACTCTTATCCTTGTCCGCCGTGATCGTGAGATACACCTCTGCGCTTGCGCTCATAGCACCTCCTTTATTGCTGCTTTCACACATAGATCGCAACCACAATGCCACTCGTTATAGCACTCCTCGCATAGCGGTTTGCCGCTCCACTCAATCGTTTCACTGAACTCGTCCCCGCAGTTTCCGCAGGGCTTATACCCCTCGTCCTCTGGCATCATACCGACAACCTCCCCACACTAAACCCAAGCAGGAAGATAGATAGCAGGGTGAAGGCGATAGTCGCACGCCACCAGAACTGCTGCGCCTTCCTGCGCTTGCTCTCTGCCGCCAGATAGCGGAACAGATACGATTCCGATAGTTCCCGTCCGTACTTGCTCATAGTTTCACCTCCTCATCAAACTGATAGTTCACATTGACCCCTGTCCACTCAATCATCTTGCCATCCTCAAACATCCACTTCCACTTTTCCCCGTCCTCGCCCGTCCACTCAAACTCTCCCGATAGATACGGGGCGGCAGCGGAAAAGAACCACTTCTCGTCCCCAATCTTGGAGTCGTAGGCGAAGATGAGGATGCCACCATCATCTTCGTCCTGAACCTCAAACCCTAACGTTAGGAAGACCTCCTTCGCGTTCGGGATGGTACGCAAGTCTTCTGGCATCCACGCAAAGAACTTCGTTGTTCTCTCTGCGCTATACGAACCTCCCCCCATCAGGTCGGTGCGCTCTTGGAGTGCCATCATCGCCTCGTACGCCTTACCGAGATCATCCTTCTTGATCCGTACATTACCGCTTCCGCTTACATAGTACCCCATCATCTCCCCCTATCCAAATAGGATGCGGCGGTGTGCCACATCTCTAAAACTAATGTGATCATAGTCAAGGATGGCATCCTCAACCTGCTCATCTGTCATCGCGTCCACCTCGGAAACCTCAAAGTCCGTCCCGCCCATCTCCTCAATGAGCCACGCACGAGCCGCTTGGCGAGATTCGTCTGCCGTATCGTGAGCCTCGTAGACGATGCCGTCATCGCTTACCACGATGAACTCATACACCACGAACACATCCCACTCACCACTCTCTACTCGTGTGCCGTCCTCTTTCTCGTATGCCATAACTCCCCCCTTCTCTACTATCGTGCGCCCAAGTAGCGCACGCTTACCTTAGCGACACCTTCGCCAAGTGTCAAGCCTAACGCCAAGAACGCCATAGGGCTGAGGTCAATCAACACCCTTCCCTGATCGCACGCTCGGCAGTAATCCCTCACAATGACCCGCACCTCCTTGCCTGTCTTCTTACTCCTCACAATCACCGCAACGGGCTTCATCCCATACCTGAACCACGCCGTTGCGCCGTATAGCCAACGCTCCCCGCCCCGCCCGCCGTTGCGCTTCGCAACATAGGGCGAGCAGGTATCGGTACGCCCCAAGAACGACACCCCCGCAGGGCATCGTGCGCCATACCAAGTAGCGCGGTCGGTAGGTGCGGCGGGCGTAGCCGCCAACACCACCGAGAGCGCGAGCGCGGCGATCAAAGAGCCTCCACGCCCAGACCAGATAGCAACACCGCCGCCGCGATAATCACCGCGAGCAAAATGATGCGATAGTCCTCGTCCGTGTATTCTCTACGCATTATCCGCCACCCTCTCCGCGTACGCCGCACGCTCGGCGCGGTAGGCGGGGATGCTAGCCCGCAACGCTTCTAGGGTGTAGCGGTCATCACCGCGCCCCGCCGCCATCCCCTCGCGGTAGGCGTGGATGAGGTGATACACCTCCCGCTTCGTGCCGTAGCCGCTCGTGATGCTACGCACCCCGCCGCCCTCGTTGACGATCTGCTGCAACTGGTAGCCGCCATACGCCCCTGCTAGGGTGTAGCGTCCAACCATCGCCCTATTCTGCCCATCCTCGCCCCGCGTCCATAGCGGCGCGTCTGCCTCCGCCTCGGAGAATCCCGCTATGCGGTTGAGTCCCCGCACCGCGCCGTTGAGGTCTGCCATCGTGTACCTGTACGCCATAATCTCCCCCTAACTAACTATTGGCTAGGGGGCGGCTATCTGCCGCCCCCCGCCGTATACTTTACGCCGCCAACCTACTCATTGGCAAGAGCGCAGAATAGGCTACGCGCTCCAAGAATACGCGCCGCCATTGCGGCGGTAGCGTTGCCGCTTCTGCGCGGATAGCATCAACGGCGGCGGCTTCTACGCCATCCCGCCGCGCTACTAGCCAACGGCTAGCCGCTTCTCGTGCTTGTGCTTCTATCTGCTTCTCCATAATCTCCCCCTATGCTATGGGCTAGGGGGCGGCTAACGCCGCCCCCCGCCATCGTGCTACTTTCCCGCGTAGTGTTCTGCTAGTCTGGTGTTGATCTCATCGGCTACGCCGTAGACCACAACCAAAACCCCTAGCCCCGCAAACGCGCCAACAACCGCCCCCGCGATACCCGCGAAGTGTTGACCCGCCCCCGCGCCGATAACAACCGCCGCGAAGATGAGAAACTTATCCGTTGCGCTCATACCATCCCCCTATTCTGGCGGGATTCTCCCGCCCTACGCCATACCCTAACCCCTAGCGGGGCGGGTGTCAATAGGGGGCGGGCTATACACCCGCCCCCCGTAGCGGCTACCCGCGCCGCTTATACTCCGCGAGTAGTAGCGTCATCTCACCGCGCCCCTCCGCGCCCGTATAGCAGGGGCGGCACGCCGTAGCGGTATCGTCTAGGTATGCCCCGCCCTCATCCCGCCACGGGAGGGGCCAAGCGTCTAGCGTTGCGACAATCGCCCCGCACGCCGCGCAGGTATGCGCCTCGCACGCCGTCCCCTCATCGGGGTAGTATAGAATCGCCGCGCAACCCTCGGCGGCGCACTTATGCGGCGCGTACTCCGTACCGCATACGCACTCCGCGTAGTATTGTCTACACCCCTCGCAGGTGTCTATGCTTGCCATCCTTACCCCTGCCATAATCTCCCCCTATCCTATCGGGGCGGGGGTATCTCCCCCGCCCCCTATACCCTACCCCCTCGCGGGGGGATTGTATACCCCTAGAATCGGCTAGCCGTGCGGCGTTGCGATAACGCCTCATCAATCGCACGCCCCGCCCCGTAGGTACCGCCGCCGCTAGCGGCTAGCGTTGCCCGCGTACGGCTAGCAGATACGGCTACCGCGTCAAGGAAGCGGCTACCATCATAGCGCGGGCTACTATCGGCTAGGCTATCGGCTACGGCTAGGGCTACGCGATACGCCGCCCCCGCCGCCCGTATACCCTCGCCGCCGCTGTCCGCTACCGCTTCCACCGCAACCGCACGCCCTAGCGTAGCGGCTATCGCTTCATAGTCCCGCTTGCTCATTGCCATCGTATCCCCCTATCGTACGCGCCTCGTGCTACCCATCAAGCGGCTAGCATCCCGCGCTAGTAGTACCCTACACCCCCCCGCGCTAGGTTGTCAATAGGGGCGAAGGTTGAGAATCCATAACAATCGGCTAGCATCCCCCCGCTAGGGGTAGGGGTAGCATACCCGCCCCCGTAGGGGTATCCATCCCGTAGGGGTATCGCCCCCCCTCGCCCCGCCTACCCCGCCCCTATCTCCCTTGATACCCCCCCTGCCCTAGCCCGAAGGGTATACCCCCCCCTAGTATCGCCCCGCTAGGGGGCGGATTATTGCCGCCCCCCTCCCCCCCAAGCGTATCTGCGGGGGTTGCAGTTTTGGGGAGGAACACCCAGCCCCGCAATGAACACCCCTTCTGATAAGGCCGCGGGGGGTAGCCACTGAAAAGAGACCGTTTACACCCGTCTCCCTAGGTTAAGACTTCATTAAGAGATTATTAAGAAACCTTAATCTGCAACTTTGTGCAAAAACCCCCCCAATTTCTGGTTATATGGGGGGAGATAAAGAGGGGGGAAACGAACCCTACCTCCTAGAATTAGATCTCACTCTTAAATTGGGTTCGTATCCAGCCGCTAGGCTGGTTTAGTAAAGGGTAACCCCCTAGGAGAAAGAGGGACATAATAATGCCACGAGGTTCAGGATACGACGGTATGAACGATTGGTCGGATAAGCGCGGAAAGCGAAAGAGGCCAGCACCAGGTGGCCCGCAGAAGAGGCCAGCACCAGGTGGTAAGCAGCCAAAGCCAGGGAAGATCCAGCCAATCGTTGGTCGAAAGCCAGGTAAGCCTCGTGACCCAGGGTTCGTCCCTACCCCACGAGTACCAAAGAATCCAGATCGTAAGACCATTATGCCTGTAAGGCCAAAGAAGAGGGGACTGTAAAAATGGCAGTAGATCGAGGATATGGGTCAGGGAAGCCACGCTCGGCGGCCAACTCGTCAATGCGACGACGTGTTGCCGCTGGCCAGACGCCTAAAAGCAAGAAGAAGATGGCGCCATTGGGTTCTGGTGCGTCGCAGAGCCTAAAGGCTGAAAAAAGCCGACTTTCTGGAAATCTTCTTGAGGCATTTACTGGATTTAATAAGAAGGACGGCGTAGACGCTGGGGACGTCGCTGGGCTTGCACTAGCAATCCCTGCTGGCATCGGTGGGGCAGTTCTCAGGGCTGGATCACGACTTGTTCCTGCTGGTGTTCGCATTGCCAAGGCAGCAACACGAGTTTCTAGGGTTGCCAGAGGAACCAGGCGTAATCTTTCCGAGCCACTTGCGGCAGCAAGAAAGAAAGTTTCTTCGGAACTTGACAATGTTAAAATGGCTGGAAGCGATGCCTATTCTAATTACTACGCAATGGAAAGACGTATTGGCTCTGGCCCGACAGATATGCTGTATGGATCTGAGGGGAAATACATTCAGCGCGCTAAGGACGCAGCATATGTAAATGTTAATAAGGCTGGGGAAAAAGCGGTCAGACTAGGGAGACTTGCAGAGCGAGCGGCAGAGCGATCAGATGTAGTTAGCGCCGCCGATGAAATTAAGCGTCGACTTGCTGCACTTAAGCGAGCAAAGAGAAACCGATAAAAAGTTACAACGCGACCGTTTCAGTGGGGGATGCAGTTTAAGACCATTTCGGAGGTAGTATGCGGGAGAAACGACTCAAAGACTACCTTGACCGTGCAAAGCGCATCCTCAACTTGAGCCACTGGGAGATTAAAGTCTCCTCAGATCCGCCTCCAGATGATGCTTGGGCCGATGTCGAGGTGTCTCAGAACCTTTATGCAGCTACTATCCGCTTCTCCCCAGGACTCTGGAAGGAGAAACCAGAAGAGATTAGGCGTGTGATTGCACACGAATTGATTCATTGCCACTATGCGGGGGTCGAACGCCTAGTGGAAGTGGTCCAGGATGCCCTCGGCACGACTGCTGGGGAGATCGTGGAGAAGATATGGGACGTGGAGTCCGAACGGGGAGCAGATTCGCTCTCAACTGCGGTAGCAGAACTTCTACCATTACCAACATTTGGAGATAAATAAGATGGCAGTCGACAAGGGTTACGGATCAGGGAAGCCACGCTCGGCAGCGAACTCGTCAATGCGACGACGTGTTGCCGCTGGCCAGTTGAGCAAGAGAAAGTTGACTAATAGCGAACAGTTTGATCGTTCACGAAAAAAGCTGGCAGCATCTCCGCTTGGTCAGTTTGCTGATACTCTTCTAGGATTTGCCCTGCCAGTTGGCAAGGTAAAAGCTGCGGCTGCTGCCTTTAGATCGCGTGGGTCTGGGTTTGCTATGAGCCAACTTGAATCTAGGGTTATGGCAAAGGAATTTGGAAAGCAAAGGGCAAAAGAGATCGCCTCTGGTGTTCCTGCATCAAGCACTTATAATTATGGGCTTGGACCAATTTCACGAGTAGCCTCTTCTAATTTGTATCCAAAATATTCGCCGCCGAAGCCAACAACGCCTGCGCAAAGAATTGTTGACAACCCACGATGGGGAAGGTCAACACGCCCAAAGGTTAAGCCGCTTCCAATTCCAAAGGGAAGGGGCGGTCGATAATGGCAGCGGTTAGACGTCAAAAGGGCGACAAGACAAAGGTGTCCGCTAACGGTAACCTTGTTGTAACGCGAGCAAATGGTAACGTCGTAAGAATTAATCCAAACAAAGGGATCGTTGTTCGGATGAAGGCAGACGGTACCAAGGTAACGCAAAAGTGGACACCTACGCCGACTAAGGCTGTTGGAAAGACTGGATCCACATACAGCGCAAGCGGCGGTGTTGCAACCAAGTGGAATATAGAGTCTATGCCTAGGAAGCAAAGTCTTACAAATTCACAACCAAAACCTTCACGAACACAAGACAGGAACCGATAATGCCAGGCAAGATGATTCCCGTAAAAGGTCGTGGTCCAAAGGGCGCTACCAAGAAGCCGAAGGGCAAGGGTATGCCTGGTGACCAGTACAAGCCAGACTCAAAGAAGCCAACGCCAAACCGACGGCGCTTCCTTGAGCAACTCAACGAGATGAATAAGAAGGCGGGTTACTAATATGCCGAAGGTAGGCGGGAAAGAGTTCCCATACACCAAGAAGGGTATCGCTGCGGCAAAGAAGGCTGAGAAGGGCCTCTACGCCAACATCAACGCCAAGAAGAAGCGGATTGCCGCTGGCTCTGGCGAGAAGATGCGCAAGCCAGGGAGCAAGGGCGCACCTACTGCTAAAGACTTTAAGGAATCAGCCAAGACAGCAAAGGGTCGTAAGGGGAAGTAATGGCAACATTTAAGTTCGGACGAACGGTCGACATCCACTGGCAAGGCTACGAGATTGTTGGGCCAGCGGAAACGGTCTTCTCTATTCCAGACCAGCTCTATGAGGAGTTTGATGCCGACATCGCTCCAGTAGAGCCGACCCTTGTATGGCTTGACACGAACGAGTTCCTCACCCTCTCCAACTCCGTCTCGGTCAGCACCCTTGAGGCCACCTTCCCAATCTCCGTCACCACGACGACATCGGGTAGGAATGTCTCCATCTCGTCGTCAACCAACCCAGCGGGGTATACGATTGTTGCGGACGGTACTGGTGGGGTCATCTTCCAGGCTGGATCTACTGGCGCACTAACCTCCGTTGTTGGCGTATCGCCAATCAGCGCAATCATTGCGGGCAATGCCGCTTCGGTAAGCATTGACCAAAGCCTCATCACTGGGGCTACCGCTGCCAATAACGCACAGGTCGTCCGCTTCCTCGTGAAGAACACGACTGGCACCACGATCCCGAAGGGTTCTGCGGTGTATGTGTCTGGTGCGACTGGCGACAATGCACTCATCTCCCTTGCTTCGGCAACCTCCGATCCATCTTCGTCCAAGACGCTCGGCATTACCGCTGAAGCGATTGCAAACGATGCGTTCGGGTATGTCATTGAGGCTGGGTATCTCACCGACATCGATACCTCAGCAACCACCGCTGGCGCAGCCGTCTGGCTAGGGAATACCCCTGGCTCGCTCGTATTCGTCAGTCCTCCAGCAGAGCCAAGCCACTCCGTCTACCTAGGTGTTGTGGTTCGGGTGCAGTCAAACAACGGCTCCATCCTTGTCAAGGTACAAAACGGATACGAGCTGGATGAACTCCACGACGTATTCGTCGGCGGTGTCAGCACGGCCCTGCCACTTGTCTACAACAGCACCTCTTCTGGTTGGGTCGCCCAGGCGCTGACCTCGGTCGGAATCGCAGACAATGCCGTTGTTGGCTCAAAGATCATTGACGGCGCGGTTACTTCTGGAAAGATTGCGGATGGATCAGTCACATCTTCCAAGATCGTTGCTGGTGCTGTCGATTCATCCATCCTTGCAGACAATGCGGTTGTGGCAGCAAAGATCGCCGCTGGTGCGGTTGGTTCTGCTGCTATCGCCGCTGGTGCAGTTGTTGCTGGGGACATTGCTGCCAATGCAGTGACCAGCGGAAACATTGCTGCTGGTGCAGTTGGCACGGCAGCACTATCTTCTGGCGCTGCGGCCAACGGAACTGTACTGACGGCAAACGGATCTGGTGCCGCGTCATTCTCCGCCATCTCCGCGCCAAGCCTTACGGTCGCCCAGAACGCCCAGACAGCCTCGTACACCCTAGTCCTGACAGACCAGGATAAACTTATCGAGATGAATGCCGCAACAGCACTTAACATCACAATTCCGCCAAACTCTTCGGTGGCGTTTCCAACTGGGTCGCAGGTCCACGTCCTCCAGGTTGGGGCTGGCCAGGTGACGGTTGTGGCTGGGGCTGGTGTGACGGTAAACTCTTCCGACGGACTAAAGCTACGAACACAGTGGTCTCCAGCCACCCTAATCAAGCGTGCGACAAATACCTGGGTACTGATGGGAGATAACACTCCGTGATCCCTGGACTTACCGCACATAACGTTTTCAAGGGAGACCTTGTGGTTCTTGGACACGACCAATCTCCAAATTTGACAGTATACCGATGGGATAACGGATTTGGTGCAAGGATTACAACCCCAACTGGAATTTTCCCAGTTAATGGTGATGTATATGACATTGCATTTAGGTCCGACAAGAAAAGATTTTATACAGCCAATCGGGCAACAAATAATTATGACACCTTTCGGACACGAAGGTTTGCTAACGGTGTATTAGACATTGGGTCAAGCACTATGACAACTCCAGGATTTGCCGATGCCTGTGACCTCCGCCCACAGAACGACTGGTATGGATGGGCGCACAATAACACGCCAGGTGTAAGTTTCAAGCCAGCAGATATTGATGGATTTGGCGCTGGTGCAAGGGCTGCAATGACTTCATACAACGGCGGTTCGGATGTTAAATTCTCTAGCACTGGCGATGATGTGGTAATGTCTATTGATCCAACACCATACGTATTTGCTGGTCCGTTTACAAGTTCTGGACCAGGGACAAAATATACCGATATGGCGTCAATTCCAAACCCAACAGACGTATTTAACGTTGCCTGGTCGGCAACTGATAGCCAAGTTGCCCTTGGATCAGGAAATAATTCACTAACAAATACTATTCAGGCGTACAGATTCACCCCTGGAACTGGCTGGGGAACAAAGTTTACCGCACCAGTTCTTGCTAATAGACCAACTGGTATATGCAGCGGAATTGTATTTAGAAAAGACAATGACGTACTTGTTATTAATAATGGAACTGCAAGCGCCGCAATTATTGCCTATGCCTGGAGTACCGCTGGCTTTGGGACAAAGTTTGCAAATCCAGCAACACTTCCAGCCGTAGGGTCAGATAGTAACAGTCGCGGTAAATCAAGGTTTACTAAGGATGGAAATAATTTGATTGTTGGCGCCCTTACCACACCATTTGTTCACGCTTGGGCGTGGTCTGCTGGGTTTGGAACAAAATATTCGGACCCATCCAATCTTCCACCTGACCGAGTAAACGTAGTAAAAGTAGTATAGGGAGTAATTATGGCAGAAATCATTAGCGACAACCAGATTGTAAGCGACCTTGCAAATGCGTTTGTAAGTAGGACGCAGGAAGTGTATTCCTACGATGCAAACATTCAGAACTACACGCAAATCCTTGCAAGCAGCGCGGGTGTATTGCCAGAAAGGCTTTCATACCTATCTGCCCTTGGGGATGAGCAGGCAATGATTGAATGCCCGATTGAAGACCTGCCAATTCTTGCCGAGGTACATCAGCACAAGAGGGTGTCGTACCTGATCCGAACGGAGGCAATGGAACGTGCCAAGGCTCAATCAATCCTTACCGCAATCGGAGCGCAACTTGACAGTCTCCTTGATGCAGAGCAGAAGGAACTTGTTATCCAAGAGGCGCTAGACAGATTGCAGGGTATCTCAGCTTGACCGAGCTGGCACCAGTCCTAACTGGCTGCCACGTCTGCCGTAGCCCGCTGGTCGAGACCATCAACAAGAAGATGCGTGACGGAGTTCCTGATCTAAAGATCTCTGAATGGCTCGCAGAAAACGCCCAATACATCAGCCGAATCACACTCGGTAAGCACAAGCGTGAACATCTGACCGAGCCACACGAGCGTCTTCGACAGCACGCCGTCAACGTGATGAAGAAGCAGGCGAAGACCATCAAGGCAACAGGCGACCTCGCTGGCCTTGTCCGCGACTACGTTCACTCCGCAGTGGAGGAAGGGCTAATGACCCCCACGCTGGCAGAGGGGCTACGTGCGCAGGAGATGATTGACCGCCGACAAGAGAAGGGCGCAGATCGAGACATCGCCCTCACCCTCGCAGGCATCCTTGGCGGCGGAGCAACCTATGCGGTTCTTGAAGCCAAAGAGGTTAAGGAAATTGAAGGATAACGAAGAAGTTCTGGAGGAATGTGGTGCCTAGGCTAAAGATTCGCTCGCAGCTCCCACTCGTAGAGAAGGGCGGCGTGCTTGATGACTGTGGACCGTCCTCGTGCGCAGCCGCATCCTCGTGGGTTCTCAGCAAGGAGATTACCGCTAGGGAGGGCGTAGCAGCCAAGGAGAAGGCAACTGGACGTAAGGATAAGCCTGGTGTCGCAGACAATGCCACTGACCTCTCCGAGATCATCAAGACCTGCAAGGTCCTCGGCGCAAACGGTCGATGGGCGCGGGACTGGGACGATGTGGTCAAGAGCCTTAAGGCTGGTGCCGCAGTCGTCATCAACGTCCAGGCCGCTCGGTTCTACCCGCCACAGGCAATCAGCGCGTGGCACAAGCGGTTCGTCGGTCGGCACGCTGGCGCAACCTATGGCCATATGGCCGCAGCAGTCTGGGACAAGGAGTTCGGGTTCCAGTTCGCTGACCCAACATTCTCAGGTCTCAAGGCAGAGAAGTATTCCTGCATCGTCACAGAGAAGGAATTGAAGGCAATCGCCTCAAGCAAGGGTGAGGCTCCGTACAAGCGGTGCGTCATCATTAAGAAGTAGGAGATATAATGAGCAAGTCTACTCAGGCAGTAATCGCGTCGTGGGGACGCTCGTTTCTCGCAGCCTGCCTCGCGCAGTTCATCGCCCTTGGCGGCGGTGCATTCAACTTTGACACCGATGGATGGAAGTCCATCATCTCCGCTGGAATCGCTGCCGTTGTCCCAGTCATCATCCGCTGGTTGAACCCAGAGGACAAGGCGTTCGGGGTAAAGGAGTAATATGGCAAAGAAGAAGATTGGTCGATATGCCGCGCAGGGCAAGGACAAGGCGGTTGGACAGACTGGATGGGACTCTGTTGCCCGTGATGACCTACGAGATGCGGTAAAGAGCAGCCTTCGCGGGTTTGACACTACCGTTCAGGTGAAGCCTGGAGCAGCAAAGAAGAACCGAGCATCAATCGCCAAGGCTCGATCTGCTGGTGTCAAGGTTATTGTCAAGAAGGGACAGCAGTTTTTCTCGTCTGCTGGGGCACGAGATTCTTCGACTGGTCTTCGTATTGGATACGTTGCTGGAACTTCTGCGCGAGCGCAGCGTGCCGTTGCAGAAGGGGCTGCAATCTCCAAGCGATTCGCTGGATACAAGCCACGACTTGAGGCCGCACGAAAGGCAAACCCAGACGCAAGAAAGATCAGCATTGAGATGACCAAGGAAGAGAAGAAGACGCTTAAGGACTTCTACCGCAAGGGCAAATACAAGGGCTGATGAGCGCCTGGGTCTACGTGGGTGGAACATTTGACCTGTTCCATTACGGACACGCAAACTTCCTCAAGAGGTGCCGCGAGTACGGCAAGGTCATCGTCGCGCTAAACACCGACGACTTCACCAAGAGGTACAAGCGAGAGCCGATCCTCTCACTCGGTGAGCGCATCGAGTCGCTAGAGGCTTGCCGATGGGTGGACGATGTGACGGTCAACATCGGTGACGAGAACAGTGGCGAGACCATTGACTCTATCCGAGACAAAGAGATTTCCTACATTGCACACGGGTCGGACTGGCAGGGGGACGACCTGCTCAAGCAGCTTGGAATTACCCAAGAGTGGCTAGATGCTAGGAACATCAAGATGCTTTACATCCCCTACACGCCAGGAGTATCAACCACAGACATCATAGGGAGAATCCGTGGCGACGTTCACAGCAGTTGTGACTGTTCACGACAACGAGGCGGGAATGATTCGGACGGTTGCTGCGCTTCTTGCGCAGACTAGACCTCCAGATGAAATTATTGTTCTGGCTTCTGATACTCCGCTTGAGATTGCTAGAAAGCTATATACTGGGGCTACGTTCTACGCGGAGCCAAACCTCAACGACTGGGGACACGCCAAGCGAGCCAAGGGGCTTGACCTGGCGACATCTGATTACACGGGCTGGTTCAACCACGACGACTCCTACGACAAGACCTACATCGAAAAGATGATGGCGCAGGACGGCAGCGATGTCGTCTTCTGCGGATGGAGCAAGTCGGCTACCCCAAACTTCAGTGCTGGAAGTTCAACCTCTGGCAACTACATTGCGAAGACATCATACGCTCGGAGTGTTGGATATGAAGATCGACACTACGAAGCAGACGGAACATTCATCAACGGTCTTGCGGATCACGGTGGAAAGATCACAAGGGTCGCAGAAGTACTATATTTCCACAACGAGGTAAAAGAATGAAAACAGCAGCGTGGCAGCGTAAAGAGGGACAGAACCCAAAGGGTGGTCTCAACGCAAAGGGTCGGGCCTCGTACAAGGCGCAGACTGGCGGCACATTGAAGGCTCCAGTCAAGGGCGGAGACAATCCGCGACGCGCATCATTCCTCGCACGAATGGGAAATACTCCAGGTCCTGAACGCGATGCGAAGGGGAAGCCGACCCGACTCCTTCTGTCGCTTCAGGCCTGGGGTGCAAGCAGTAAGGCGGATGCTCGCTCCAAGGCTAAAAACATCTCATCTCGCCTTAAGGCGAAGAAGTCTTGAAGCAGTTAACCAATGAAGTTGCTATTGACCTTGCTCGTGGTAGAGGCGACATTGAGTTCTTTGCTCGTCGCTGGCTTGGCATTGAAGGGAATCCTGGGCAAGTAGCCTGGTGGAAGGCGTGCAGTGAAAGAGACGAAACGGGTTATCGTCCTCGGTACATCACAACGGTGGTCTCCGCTGGGAACCGTGCAGGAAAGACTCTTGCTATGGCTGTTGTGTGCCTCCATCACGCGATATATAAACTAGGACTAGCCAACCCCACACAAGGCGATCCAGACTCCCACCGACGATGGTCGGAATCCCCATACGAGTGGTACCACGTAGGCATCCAGCAGGAAACCGCAGAGCTAGTCTTCCGAGAGATTGAGACCATCCTCTCTGGTGCGCACCCAGCGCAGCGTGGTCGCGGATGTGCTATAATCCAGGAACTCGGCAAGGTCATTGAGACCCAGAAGAAGTACCGAGGCGAGTATGCGTGGGTCAAGGTAAACCCAGTACTCGGTGGCGCAAGCATCCACTTCCGCACCACACAGGATCGAGCGAAGGCTCTCCTCGGTAAGGATATGAATGGCATCTCATTTGACGAGGCGGCGTTTGAGCCACACCTGTTGATGATTTACCAAGAGGTTCTCAACCTCCGCCGACTCTCCACTGGTGGACCACTCCACTTCATCGGGACACCAAGCGAAGGCATCAACGATTACGCGGAACTCTGGGAGAAGGGTAATCCTGAGAACCCAGGGAAGGATGAGAAGTTCATCAGCTTCCGACTCTCCACCCGCGACAACATTGGATACGGACTGACGCAGAACAACTTTGATGACGTTGTTCGCCAGCAAGCCGAATATCTTATTCCTCAGAACATTGACGGGTACTTCATTGAAGCCCGCGATGCCTTCTTCTGGAGCCAGTCAATCCTTGCGTCTTACAGGACACTTGATGATGACGTGAAGCCAGAGCGGAATCACCGATACATTCAGGGCGTAGACCCAGGCATCTCGCACGATGCGACGTGGGCCATCACGCTGGACATTACCAGCCGCAACAGGATTCGCGGTGTGCGGATCAGGAAGCGCGGCGGCAAGCAGAGCATCTCTGCGGTAGTGAATATGGTCCGCGAGGGGCATCTTCTCTACAGCCAAGACGGAGCCTTCTGCACCACCATCGTGGACTCCACGGGGCTAGGTGGCAGGCTTTTCCAGCAAGAGTTCTCAATGATCCGCCCACTCCGAGGGTTTGACTTCGGAGGGACGAAGGCGAAGAAGGTGGAACTCCTCAACGACCTCAAGGCAGTAATCGATAAGGGTCAACTAGAACTTCCGATGGGCGGTCCTTGGGATGAACTCAAGAGACAACTCCTCATCTACAAGTTGGACGACAAGAAGCTAGAGCAAGATGCAGTAATGGCATTGGCAATCGCAGTGCGACACGCATTGCGGAATCCTGAGAAGGGCGTAGAGAATCCGACCTTCACCTATTTTGGAGCAAGTGATTGATGGCTAAGATCCGAAAGATCCCAGCGGCATACGAAGGTACACGAGGCGTACCAGCACAGTATACGACCGACCCTGATGTCGCCACCCCAGAGCAGGTCGCAGCCATTGGCTCCGCCCTTGACAAGGCTCGTAAGCTCAGCCGTGGTCAGCGAATCACCAAGTCAATGGTCGGCGCTGCTCCAGTCCCAACCACGCCAGTACGACTTAACCGCACCAGCGGCAGCACCCTCCGCTCCCCCGCTGGTGCGCCAAACATTGGCATCGGTGGCGGCGCTCCAATCGCCACTGCTCCTGCCGCATTCAACGCTACCTCCAAGTCCCCACAACAGGCTGGCAACGGATTCTCTGCTGGCTTGAAGGGTGGTCGAGGGACGCTCCGCATCCAGCCAAACGTTGAGAAGTTGTCGCCGTCAGAGGCCGCATCGCTCAAGATGCTGGAGTCCTCACTCGTTGCGCAGGAACTAGACCCGAAGAACAGCGACGACTACACGCTGCTTCAGGAGATCCTTGGTCGCAAGCAGTTGGTTGACCCAGAGCAGAACCGCCTCAAGGCGCTGTTCCGCCGAATGGACAACCTCTACCACCCAGAGACGATGACCCTTGGTGGTGCAGACCACTGGTCAGAAGACCCAAGCGCCCGCCTTGCTGGCCGCGCCCACGTCTCCGTCAACATCCACCACGCCTACGTCCAGATCCCTGCGGCGATTCAGGCAGTACGACCAGTCATCAACTACGTGCCAACTGGCTCAACCAAGGAAGACCGCATTGCGGCATCCTACCGTGAGCAGTTGTTCTTCCGTTGGTGGGAATCCAACGAGATGGACCTCCAGATGGAGCAGGCTGCGCTGCTCAAGGAACTCTACGGACACACGGCTGCCAAGATTTATTGGGACCCGATTGAGCGCGTACCGAAGATCTCTATCATCGAGCGCCCTGAGAACCTCTACCTTGGCTTCGGAAACAGCGACTACAACCGCCTAGACTGGGCGCTCTACACCTACGGGATGTCACCACAGTCCATCCAAGAGGACTACGGCGTTGACGTAATCCCTGTGAAGCAGGGCGAGAAGTGGTTCCCGTACACGAGCCGTGGCAGCCACGCTGACCCAATCGGCAACGTGTGGGCGAATGCCTTTGAGCGCAACCCACTCCGCCGCGAGACTGCCTACGAGCAGATGCAGGTGGAAGTCTACGACTACTGGTACAAGGTGCCAAAGGGTGCGGGCAAGGCTCCGCTCGTATACAACGCCATCTACGTGGGGAACACGCTCGTCAAGAACGAAGCGCACCCAGAGTACGGCGGGCAGATCCCTTACATCCACCTACCAAACGGCAAGATCCCAGGCAGCCCATACGGCAAGCCTGCGCTCTACGATCCAGAGCAGCTCCTCCGCGAGAAGGACGAGCGCATCACCGCAATGGCGCAAATGATCCAGTCCATCGTGGGCGGACAGATGTGGCAGTTGGTCGGTGCTGAGGCTCCTGACGAGGTACCACCGAACGCGCTACCAAAGCCTGGTCGCGTGGCAACCCCTGGACCTGGCAACGAACTTCGTGCCATCCAGCCATTCATTCCTCAGTTCCAGATTGAGGCATACGTTGCACGAATCGACCGAGAGTTGACCGTTGCAACTGGCCTCAACGACCTGCTGCTCGGACTTGCTCCAGCACAGGTACTCGGATCATCCCGCGCCATCGCGGCGCTTATCGCTAACTACGAGTCACGACTCGCACCAAAGCGCAAGGTGTACTACGCCTGGCTCAAGAAGGTGTGGGAGATGTGCGCTCGCATTTGGGAGGCAAAGGACCCAGGCGTCAAGTCGCTCATTGCGGGCGAATACCGCATTGAGATCGTTGCCCCAGAACTCACGCCACGAGACACGCTGGAACTTGCCAGCACCGCAATCAACCTGGTACAGAACCGCCTCTGGTCGGCAGAGCGTGCGATGGACCGCGTGGGTGTGGAAGATCCGATGGGCGAGAAGGAACTCATCCGAGACGAGCAGACCGATGCAACGCTCAACCCTGCCGCAGTTGCCACGATGACCCAGGTCATTGGGCAGATGCAGCAGATGCAAATGTCCCAGCAACAGGCTGGTCAGATGGCGCAGCAGCAGCAGCTTGAACAGCAGTTGATGATGACGCAGGCGCAGGCGCAGAACGCCCAGCGAACGCTTACCTCACCAGTTCCTGGAGACCAGTCCTTGAACCAGCCTGAGAATCAGGCGCAACTCCCACCAGAGGCCAACGCGCAAAACGCAGCGGCTCCTGGGGCAGAAAACCTAGTACCATCCCTAACCGCGACAAACGAGGTACAAGAATAATGGCACG